AACGCCAAATCGATGCCATGTGACAATCCAATCACTGTACCCAATATCGGGGTTTACCGTTGCCCCACCCTCCAAAACTGCTACAATACAGACAAGCGGGAAACGAACCGCTAAAACCTCTTCTCTCTCATCATGCGTAAGATCGAATCCCAAATGTGTGCCGCTATTCAGGCAAACATCAACTGGAGTAATGGTAACACTACTGTTCACTTCAACGAAGAATCTGGTGTCTCTATTGTACGTCTTCACGGTAACAAGATTGCCGAGGTTTCTGACAACGACATGACAATCTTCGATGGCGGTTGGCAGACAACAACAACAAAATCCAGACTAAATGCACTCTGTGATTACTTCTGCATCGCTGGTGAAGGTGTATTCCAAAAGAATTACAAATGGTTCGTTCGTAAGTTCACAGGACAACTAGGTGACAAAAAAGTATTCACAACAGAAGATTTCAACAACGGTTACATCTTCGCATGATTAAAACTAAAAAAGAATGGGCATCAATCTATGCCCGTTTCTATACAATACTATTCCTTCTTATTCTCCTATAACTAATCATTCCCATTCTTATTAGTTTTCCACAGATGAAAGACTTCATTAAAGGGCAACACGTTACATATCAACAGTTCCAAGGTAAAGTTAACTTTATCGGTGATCACTATGTAACCCTTACTATAAGAGAATGGGATAAACTCCCGCAGGAACAAGTAAATGCTAAACGTAACACTAATCAAGTTAACCTATGTGTATACAGAGAACATTGGAAAGATATACATTTAGTCCCTACACAGGTTAATAATACTTTTTCCACAGATAATGCGGAAATTGTGGAAAACTATTAATAAATCTATTTGTGTTACTTATATGCCTTTAATGTCCTCTAGAGTTGTACTCTTAGCACGTTCTCTAACAGATGTCAACCCCTCTAAATCACTCGGAGGATACTCTCATCACCATTGCTAATCATTCCCCTCTGAGGAGCATATAGAGGCACTTGACAAACTATCAAATAGATGCTACAATAACCTTGTAGGGGTTCAGAAACACTCCTTGTATCTTTGAGACTTATGCATTATCTTATCTACGACAACACAGAGACACTTAGAGCAACATTCGTAAGTGTCTACGATCTTGAGAAGTTCATCGATGGTATTAGAAACTCTCGGGGAGATAGTTACCCAAATACTCCGAGAATGTCTACCTTTGATTACATCAAGACTATCGGATGGTATTGGGAGGTACTTGACAAATCTGCAGAGGATAGTGTATAATAGTAGAAGGTATTGGAGGTCCTCTGAGTAACACTTAGCAGCAGTTATTAAATGTTACTTTGGCAGTTTATTGGGCCCCTTAAATATAAAAAAGGGCCACTACCCTAACCTACAAAGGTTCCCAGGCGCTTGAGATATTATTCAATAATACTTTAACGTCAAACTAAAAAAATTTCTGAGGTAAAAAATGGATGCTAAGACCCGTGTAGAGAGACAAGACACTCGTGTATGGGCATTAGAGCAACTGATAAGGTTAGAGGCATTTCTAGACCCTAGGATGTACGAGTGTGCAGACTATTACACATCATCTTATGCATCTCAAGTTGTAGAAGATCTATATACACTATGGGTTGAGTGGAAAGAAGATAATCCCACCAATAATCCCCAAGTAATAAACCGTATGTAGAGTTATGTCCCAGAGATTCACAACAACGATAGAAGAGGATGATTTAGGAGATTTAATATTAGTAGTACCATATGAGGTATGTGAGGAGATGGGGTGGGATGTTGGTACAGAATTAGAGTATGAATTAGATGACCAATCATTTATTTTAAAAAAGCATGACGAATCCGAAAATTGATCGCTGGGCAGATAATGCCGAAGCACACCAGATTATTAATGAATGTCTAGTATCATTAGCAGAGAGATTAAAGAAACTAGAAGAGTATGTAATAAATATTCCAACGCCAGATAAGATTTTATATAAACCGAGTGGTGAAGAGGAGTATTTAAATTTAAAAGAGAATTATGATTTAATCTATAAGAGTATAGAGGAATTAAGGAATGGGATGCAAGACTAATTATTCTTCAGGTGGGAGTGATCCATGCTTTAGAACAAATCATTGTTCAGTGAATGTACCGTTACCTGTAGATCAAGCAACCACTGTAGAGTTTCGCGAGCATCCACTTGCGGATTTTCGTAATAGTAGTATCAACTATCAGATTGATAGGAGAGATAGTGTTGCGATTATGCATCCAAGTCTTGCATTACCAGCAGTATCTGGTGGCGGTTTACCTCCTGCTAGTGGTGCAACTTGTGGCAAAGTAATTCGACCTGCAACTTGTTTCAATATTAGTCAATGGGTTTATGATTATGTACCTAATGAGTTATCGTTTGACTTAGGATTAAGTGATCGATATTTTTCGTATCTGTATGACACATCAAATAATGCTGGACATGTTGGTATTGCTTGTTATTATCTAGAGACACGAACGAATACAAATACCACTGCTAGCACTCCTTCAAGTGGTACAGAGGGGCAACCTGGTTATACTCCAGGCAGTCCTGGTACATCAACTTCAACATCAAGTACTATTTGTAAACCTTGTACAGCATTTACATGTGCTCCAAGTAAGACAACTATGTCCTATTCTGGTACAGAAAATATATCAGGTGACCCCGACGCGCCGCATCCCACATTATTTGCAATTGGTACAGATTCAGATAAAGTTGTAGTATCATATGATTCGTTAAGTACCACAATACCAGATGGTGTTACTGATATGGAGTTTTCATATGATGGCGTAACTTATACTGATGTATGGGATCAGACAACACAAGCAGGTATTGAGTATGAGTCACCACAAAATCCATTTGTAACTGGTCAAAATCAATTAAATGACTTTGAAATTTATAATTTAGATGTTGGTCTTGCGACAGGATTACGAATTAAAGTTGGTATCTCATCAATTGCAGATGACACTGCAGAACCTGGACCCACCTATTCTGGTGTCAGATGGCAGATTACAGAACTTATGAATACTGGTGCCGACTATACAGTAGGTACAGTAATTCCTTTGACGTATGCATATACCAAACCAGATAATACAGTTGTTAATTTAACAATGAATTTAAAGATTACTGGAGTTGGTCCTACTACATCAGTAACATCTCAGGCAGGATTTAATATTCTAAGAGTAGGTGATACTCTTAATGGACATACAGTAACTCGTGCTTTTCATACTGATATCGATAATTTTCCATATCATGTCATTTATTTGAATGGTAGTGGCAGTGATTTTGTTAAAGATACGCAATATACATCTGATAGGAATCATGTAGTTACTGCACATGCAGGATTTGGGATTATAGATAGAGGAATAATAGTTGGGAAGTACGAATTTCTTGATAAATCTATACAGTATAGCACTATAGATGTTGATAAAAATGCACCTGACGTGTTTAATACTCTTAAGCAACCAAAAGTTACTCTATCAGTATCAAATGGGCGAGTAACAGGTGCCACAATCGTCTCTGGAGGTTCTGGATGGAGTGATGGTTCCACTCTTTCGGTAAGTTCTCCGCAAGATAATACAAAATTTGAGTTAGATGCCAAGGGTAATGTAGAAAAAGTCATCGTAAAACCTGCTGATGAGTCTAATATTGCTAAATTGGAAGGAACTTTTACTAATGGATCGCTAACTGCGGTAACTGTAGTCGATGGCGGCAAAGGATATAACACAGTATTGACAAATGTGGACGGAGATGGTAATGAATACACCGAAGAAAATCTACCTACCGTGTTTGTGAGTGATATTATAAATTATAAGACAAGTACTGCTCCAAATGCAGCATATGAACCCGAAAAAGCGGACGATTATATGGATACAATAGGCAAATTTCCTCAAGATATCTCTCCAGAACTAGAAAATGAAATTTTTGGCGGATTTGACCAGGATCCTAAGTATATTAATAATATTCCTGCACCAAATATCACTCAAAAACGCGATCCTGAGCGATTAAAAATCGATATACAACCGCAGAGACTATATTCTAAGGAATCTGTTGATGAATATAGGGAAACCTATGAGTTAAGAGAGGATTTAACAGAAGAAATCCTTGCTGTTGACATTGATAGTAGTGTTAAGAATTCTGTTTTGAAAGGTCATACAGATGAAACCAACGAAAGGATCGCAACTGCAGATGCATTGGTGCAAGAAGTAATTCCTGAGTCTACAGTTGGTAATGAAGCATTTATTGAAACAGTCCAAGGTACATTTAATGATCTTCCAGTTGCGTCAACATACACTAAATACTTTATGAAACAATATCGTCCAGATTCATCTGGACCTATCACATTAAAAATTACTCTTGGTTGTGAAGTTGCACAATCAGGATGTGGACATGTTCCATGCTCTCCTGTACAATCTGTAGGAAGTTCTACAACTAATGCAGATGGATCTACGGATGTCACCACTTTTACCCCACAAGTAGGACCTTTGGGAGGCGGTTGTAGGAACTGGACTGCAACTGGGAGTCTAGAGATGTTTAATGATCTGACTGGATCCGCTCAAACCTTTCGGGAAGCATGTGATGCTTTTGGAAATCCTTACGCTACTTAACTATTATGGCATTTGCAGCATTGTATATGGGCTCATGTTCTGGGCATATGGCAGGTGTGGGAGGTTCTTGGCACCCAGGACCTGGAGGGGGACCTATTACACCATGTTCTGCTGGCAATGTACCCAACATTGCAGACAAACCAATGGCAGCACATGCCATTTATGGTAGTTGGTTACCAACACCATTACTCCCATTAACCCCATTGGGAGCAGCCCGAAATGTCTTTATTAATGGTATAATACCTATTGTAGACCAAGATCTACTCACACCCCACCCAACACTATCAGTTTACTCTGTAACTAGAACAGTTGGTAAATGTACCATTGTGGCACCTGCAAATGCCTGGTGGTGTCATACCTATACTGGGATAGGCAGTGTAGCTGGTAGAGAGCCACCTGTTGGTCATGTACGCAAAGCAATAGCGTCTACCCTATCCGATTGGATTAATGGTAGGCGTGCATGTAGAGTGGGAGATCCTTTAGGGGATGGTACAACCAATTTCCCTTGTTTATCTCTCATTGGTGGCGGGTCACCCAACGTTATTATCGGAGTTTAAAATGGCAGCAAGAACAAAGTCCCTTTCTGGGGCAAACATGATTGAAGCAACACCTAAAAAAACTAGGCAAGGAACAGGAAAGCATACAAAATATGCTTCAACTTCAAGGAATAGCGCCAAAAAGCGTTATCGTGGTCAGGGTAAGTGAATAAATAGTTAGGATATATCTCATCGTGTAGATGGCATTAAAGGAACTAGGGGGAAAGGACTTTAAAAAGTCGCGATCTTTCTCCGACATTTTAATTTCTATGCAGAGGAATCCCTTTACGGATGATACCTCTGTTGTTAAAAATGACAATGCCATCAAGCAAGCAGTTAAGAGTTTAATCCTTACGCAACCAGGTGAGAAACCTTTTCAACCATTAGTCGGATCTAAAGTCTATAATCTCCTCTTTGAACCTCTAGATGCTTTCACAGCAGATAGTATCAAGGATGAGATCATAAATACCATTAATCAGTATGAACCTAGGGTAGAACTTACAGACGTAGATGTTACTGCTATTCCCGAGGGTAACAAACTAAATGTTGCCATTGAGTATAGGATTGTAGGGTTACCGATTGTTGAAACAATTTCATTTGTTTTACAGAGACCTGAATAATGCAACCAAATAATTTAACAGCTTTAGATTTTGAGGATATAAAATCCTCCATCAAATCATATCTAAGAACAAGAACCGAGTTTTCAGATTACGACTTTGATGGTTCTACTTTGTCATATCTTATTGATATGATGGCATACAATACTTACTATACCTCATTTAATGCGAATATGGCATTGAATGAGGCATTTTTGCAATCTTCTACAGTTAGAGATAATGTTGTTAATATCTCAAAACTTTTAAATTATACCCCAAGGTCAATTTCATCATCTAAAGCATGTTTGAAATTAAATTTAACGACTACTCCTGTTAATGGAGTTTACCCCAGTTCTATTACATTAAAATCTGGGGCAGTTTGTACAGGTGGTAATTTTATTTGGAATATTCTTAATGATGTTACTGTTGCAGTTAATACAACTACTGGTGCAGCAGAATTTGACAATCTTACAGTTTATGAAGGAAGTGTTCTTAACTTCACTTATATTGTAAATACGTTTGCCAGACAAGTATATACAATTCCTTCTCAAGATGTAGATATTGATACGCTTACTGTTAGAATCAAATCTAACGAATCTTCTACAGCATCAGATATTTACAGTAAAGTTGATATTGTTACTAACTTAACTGCGACTAGTAAATCATATTTCGTCTCCGAAGGCGAGGATATGAGATATGAAGTTAGATTTGGAGACGATAGTGTTGGTCGAGCAGTAAAAGATGGCGAAGTCATTGACCTTCAATACTTGACTACTTCGGGTGCAAGTGCAAATGAAGTTAGCAGATTTGCATTTGTCGGTAGATTGATAGATTCTTTTGGTACTTCATACTCTGGTGCAGTAGCAGCAGTAACAACCAAGGAGAGATCGCAGCAAGGGTCTGCAGCAGAGTCTATTGAGTCTATTAAGTACAATGCACCTAGATTCTATTCATCGCAGTACAGAGCGGTTACAGCGCAAGATTATGCATTGATTACAAAGAAAATATATTCCAATGCAGATACTGTTGTTGCCTATGGTGGAGATTCTTTGAATCCTCCCATCTATGGAAAAGTATTCATTACAGTAAGAACAAAAACAGGTTCTACACTTAATGATATTACAAAAAAACAACTTTCTTTGGATTTGAGGAAGTATGCAATGGCTGCTATTGATCCAGTTATTGTTGACCCTGATAATATTTACATTTATACTAAAATCTTTGCATTATATGACACTGGAAGTGGTTCAAATTCATCTACAATTAAAACAAATATTCAGAATGCTATAACTGAGTGGGCTAATCAGGTTAATATTAATAACTTTAACTCTACATTTAAAAGTCAGGATTATCAAAGAGCAATCAGTCTTTCAGATTCTGCAATTAGTGATGTTTCTGTTCAAACGACTCTTCTGAAGTATATTACACCTATAACAAATCAAACAAACACATATTGCATTTCTACTGGAGGAGCTCTTTATAATAGTGCTCCTAGTCAAGACGGTAGTGATGGAACTTGTAAGAAAGAACCTATTCTAGTCTCAGGGACTTTTAGAACTTTTGATAGACCTGGTGTTGACCAACAGTTTGAGGATGATGGATTTGGAAATCTTAGAACATATTACAATAGTGGTACTAAGAAAGTCTATACGAATAATTCTGCAGGAACTGTAAATTATGATACTGGCGAGGTTTGTTTTGGTCCTATCAATATTATCGGGGCAGGGGTAAATGTTACTGCCACAACCAATCTTAATATTTCTGATTCTGTTACAGGAGCAGGATTGGTTATCGATCTAGACCAACTTCCAACTGGTCTTCAAATACCAGTATTGCTTATTCCAGCAAACAGTACAACCATCCCTGCTTCCACTCCTGGAACAATCATTAACATCATCAATCCTGAGGTTACAGTTGCTCCAATTGGCACTACTCCCCCTACGACTATACCTCTAAATAGTTTGACGCCAAGTGTCTTCAATTCTACGCCAACAACGATTGAACTTACACCATTAGACAATAGCGGCTCCGTAAACACTTCTAGTTGTTTTTAAAAAATAGATGGATATCAATAAGGTTTCACACGTCTCCTCGTATCAAACTCCTCAGTTTATAGAGAGTGAGTATCCCCTATTCAATAAATTTATTGAATACTATTATCAGTCCCAAGAAAAGACTGGATTGGGTCAAAATATCGTTAATAATTTTCTTCAATATCTTGATATTGATAAGTTAGATATTAGTATTCTTGATGGTGCTACTAGAGTTGTTGAGCCTATTGGTGTAAGTGATACAACAATTACTGTTGAGACTGTAGACCCCTTTCTTGAGAAAGATGGTTCTGTTTTAATTGGTGACGAAGTAATTTATTATGAGGAGACTGTATCTTCTCCAAACATTGCATTAACTCCTGGTATTTCTTATACTCAGGTTCAACTTAAGTGGGTTCTACTTGCCAACAATATTAGTCTCTTTGATGGTACAAGAACTGTCTTCCCTTTAGTTTCTCAAGATAATCCTATTGGACCTTCTTCACCACAACACCTCATTGTTAAAGTTTACGGAAGAACCTTAACTCCAGCAGTAGATTATAACATTAGTGGAACTAATATTGTCTATACAACTGCCCCTAGAGTGGCGACAGCTTCTGATGATATTAGTACTACTAGCGTTACATATTTAAATGGTTTCAGTGAGAATGCCATTGTACAAGTTGATGATATTTCTAGTGCTTTTGGTGACAATAAAACTAGTTTTGAACTGACTGTCAATAATCAGAAGTATGAACCTATTGCAGATGAGTTCTTACTTGCTGTTTATGATAATAGACTACTTGTTCCTAAGGTAGATTATTTTACTGATGGATCTATCTTTGTATTCAATGTACCACCATTGAATGGTAGATCTCTGTCTTTATATTCCATCGAAGCACCTATCCCATCTTTTGGTTCTGGTGCTGTTGGATATGCTAGAGTAAATGACTTTGGAAATATCAGTTCTGTAATCCCAAGTGCAAATGGTTCTGGGTATAGATTCGATTATCCTCCTAAGGTTAGTGTAAATTCTAGTGTAGGTTCTGGTGCTTCTGTAAAGACTCTAGTAGATGGAATTAAGTCAGTTTCGTTACTTAGTGGTGGTGCTGGATATAGTGAAAGTAATCCTCCCACTGTAAAAGTTCAATTTCCTACAAAAGAAGGATATGTAGAACCAACTTTAAAAGCAACGGTAACTAACGGGGCAGTTAGTGCTATTGACATCGTTAGTTCGGGTAGTGGATACACATTTACTCCTAGAATCACTTTTGAACAACCTGGAGGCGCTATCCTTGCCACTCCAACTATTGTTAATGGATCAGTTAGTGGTGGTATTACTATTACTAATGGTGGTCAAGGATATACCACTCCTCCTTTGGTATACATTGATGAACCTACAGGAGTTGATGGTATTAAAGCATCATTTACAACTACCTTGACAGATGGTGAAATTACTGCTGTTAATATTTTAAATGCTGGTCAGGGTTATGAAACAGTCCCTAGAATTTCTGTTATTGATCCTGTTGGAGCACAAGTTCTTGAAACTAAAGTTGACGGAGATGGCAGAGTTATTTCTGTTGAACTTTTGTTTGGTGGCAACGGATATACCGATGTCCCATCTGTTTATATCGTAGATAATCGTCAGAATGATGTTGGTACTTATATTGGAGGAACAGGTGCTACTGCAGTAGCAGCAATTTTCAATGGACAAATTACTGATATTAATATCACCAACTTTGGTACTGGATATAGTGCAGATAATCCTCCTCAAATTGTAATTCAAAAACCTGTTGATGCTAAGGCATCTGCAACAGTTGGTTTGCAGGAAATTACAGGTTTTTCTGTTCTTAAATCAGGAAAAGAATATACTAAAGCACAATTCCTTGGTTGTGCCAGAGCTGCTTCGGGTATTACTAATTATACACAAGATGGCAATGCAGTATTCTCTAATAACACTGTAGCAGCAGCGGCACCTACTGATGCGTCTGTAAAGTGTCTGGATGCATTGTTTGTTAAGAGACTGCTTGATAAGTATACAGAACAGTTCTTACCTGATGTTCCTACACTAGATTATAGCAAGATTGATGTTCGTACATCGATCAAGACTATTAAAGACTTCTATTCTGCAAAGGGCACATCTTTCAGTATTGCATATTTGTTTAAACTTCTTTATGGAGAAACTGTAACAGTTTCATATCCTAAAGACCAAATTATCAAACCTTCTGCAGCAACCTGGTCTGTTGATACTGTTTTACGTGCAACATTAGTTAGTGGTCTTCCAGAAAATATTCAAGATGGTCTTCTTGAGCAAGTTGCTGATATCTCAGATCCAAATATTTTAGCAGCAACAGCATTGATTGAAAATTTCATTTCAATTCAAACTGCCCAAGATACAATCTATGAACTTGCACTTTCAGAAGAAACAATTCAAGGGACATTTATAGTTCCATACAAAACAAAACTTGCTGAACCTCTTAATACTACAGAAGGTATCATCACTGTTGACTCTACTATTGGATGGCCAGAAAGAAACGGCGAATTTGTAATTTCTACTGGTGTTGGTTCTGAAGTTGTTCAGTATAAAGAAAAATCACTAAACCAGTTTATTGAGTGTACTCGTTCTGTTAACGGTGTTGTAGAAGATTGGGACTCTGCTACTCAGGTATCGTCCAACTTTAACGTATTCATCAATAAAGGGACTGCTCAAGAAGTAGTGTTGAATATTGTTGGTATTGTTGATGCTCAACAA